TTCCCCCGCCCATTTTGCGACGTTTCATTCCGCTGCCCATCAATTTAGAAATTGCAGCCTCCGGGCTTTGTCCGCCACCCATAGGTGGTTTCATTCCGCCGCCCATAGGAGGCATTTGTCCACCACCCATAGGAGGCATCTGTCCACCGCCACCACCCATCATCTTAGCCATTGCAGCCATTGGGTTTTGTCCACCGCCGCCCATTCCGGGCATACCACCCTGTGCTTGCGGTGCTTGGGCT